TAAGTTTCATCAATTATTCTCCGTTGAATCGTGATTATGTAGAGCCATTATACCATAATGGATCACCTTTAGCAAGTCCTTTCGGTTCTTGCCATCTTTCTTTCCATATCGTTGACTGTATTTCAAAATGTTACCGATACAGAAACCTTCACCATGTCCACTGTCCATGATAAATTCTGTTGCTTGAAATTTGTTATGGGAATAATGCTCACCATAAGTGGCATCAATATACTCTTTGAGTTCGGCAAGGATTTTATCCTCACTATATTTGTAATCAATGTTTTTCACAGGTTCATCCTAAATTTCAATTGTTTCATAATATAACATAAAAGAGCGCCCCTGTCAAGAGGCGCTCTCACACATTTTACTTGATTTCAATCAGGCGAGGTTTCTTTTCCTCTGGAATGATTCTTTCAAGTTCAATGTTCAACAACCCATTTTCAAAGGTTGCACCTTTCACTACCACATCATCAGAAATCTGCCATGTGCGTTTGAATGCACGATTTGAGATTCCCTTATGTAGATAAGTTGTATTATCTACGACTTCAGATTCATCTTTCTCTTTAGTTCTAACAGAGAGGATATTTTCCTTAGTCTCAATTTCAATATCGTCTTTACCAAAACCAGCAATTGCAATCTGAATTGCATAGTTAGTTTCATCAATCTTTACGATATCCTATGGGGGGTAGTTTGTTGTTGTAACAACACTCTCATCAAAGAGTCTGTCAAACATTCTATCGAAACCGATAGAGTAGGTTTTAACCCTGTCAAAAGGGTCAGTTGTAAGAGCTGTATTTACCATTTTGTTTCTCCTTATAAAGCAAGATACAGTGTGATACCCATTACGGCGTATCACCATTATTTATAAAAGTGGTAGTTTTTTAGTCGGAAACTACCAAAACCGTGATTTGCGACACAGAGTAAGCATATTTGTGTCGAACAGGGCGACTTACGAACAGCACCCTATATTATATAGACAACTTATGCAGCCTCAGCGTATTCCAACGCCTTATCAAGTGCATTTAGTTTCACCTTACGGTTTCGTCCATACCATGCAGACTGAAGGCGACTGTCGTTCTCACGACCTTGCAAGTGGTCTGTCATGTGTGTGACTGAATTGAAGGCAGTCCACCAAGTTCCTTGTGCAAAGTTAGCACCAGGCTGAGTGTCCAAGTTCTCAAAGGCAGTCTTTGCATTACGAGAAGTGAAAGGAATAACATTGTCAACCTTTTCTTTCGCAGGCGCACCAAACACCTCATTGAAGTATTGGATTACATTGTCAGCAGTGTAACGCTTTGAACCCAAGAACTGTGCCATTGATTTGTATTGTTCCATCTTTTCACGAGCAATACCCATCTGTTCTTTCACCATGTCTGGGTCAAATGCAGTTCTGTGATTCACAGAAACCATCTGATCAGACTGTTTTGAAAGTGACAGTGTAAGAGTGTTGTTACACACTACACGAATTGGTGTCATACGAATGTTGATAGACTTACCAAACTGGTGAGGGTTAGTAAACAGAAAATAGTTGTCTGTTACATCACCATTGAAGAGTTCAAAAGACTCTTTGGTTTTTGCAAGCGCCCAAACCATTTGTCCATTCTTCAATGAACCAGCGGTGTGCATTTCCATGTCACCAGCCATGACATATTCATGGAAGAACTCAAATGCCTCTGAGTTCTGAACAGGATTCCAACCTGTTCCCACAACATCAAGGATTGCACCATCAGAGGAACGAACAAGTGCCTCTTTGTTTGGAACGATTGTTCCACTTGGTGTCATCAATTTTTCTTTTGTGACTTCCCAATTCAGTCCAGCAACTTCTTGGAATTGAGCAGGGGTCAAGTCCTGTTCAACCTTAGTTCCAAGTCCATGCCAAGGAAGTTCACCAACATAGGCCATCTGGGCCTGTCCATTTACGATTTCAAGTTCATGTGCCATAATATAAATCTCCGTTTGTTTTCTCAGTTTGTATATTCATAATACCCTGTTTTGAGAACAAAGTCAAGATGTTTTTACAACTTTTTTCAACTTTTTTGCAGCTTTCTTTTTTGCCATATCCAACTTGAGTTTTGACGCATACATCGTGAAGTTCTTGCCTTCCATATGGTCATACTCATGTTGGAAGATACGAGCAGTAAGCCCAGAAAACTTACCTTTTTGTTGATTTCCTTCCATATCCATGTATTCAAACTCAATCATCTTTGAGCGTTTTAGATTTAGGAAAAGGTATGGATAGGTTAGACACCCTTCCATAAAGAACTCAGTTTCTTCAGATTCCCAAATGATTTTAGGATTGATATACATCTCAATGTTACCATCTTTCAAATCTGTATACATGACAAATGCACGAATAGGCAATCCACACTGATTCGCAGACAACCCAATACCACGCATCGCAGCCATAGTGCCTTTTAGATTATCATATAATTCTTGTGTTGTCAAGTCATGTTTTTCTTTTATTTCTTCAACAGTCGTTTCTGGTAGTTTTACCATCAGTGATGGACTGTCTGCTTCAATTAGTTTGTATATCATGTTCTGCCCCAAAATTCGATAGGTTTAACCATATCTGTGTTGTCGAATAGATACCAGCAACAGTTGTCTTTACCAACACTGTTACTGCCTTCAATCCACTTTACTCTTCCTATACTAACAACTTTTTTCAGTTTTGTCAAGTAGGAAACTGATTGTTTTGTATGCATCCAATCCGAATCAAATAAAAACCATGTAGGAGCAATGTTAGAAAAGTGTTCTATCATTGGATGAAGTATCTTACGATTCCAAGGTGGATTTGTAATGATGTATTGTGCTTTTGCATTTACATCAAAACAATCCATTTCCATTATTTCATCAGATTGTGGTTCAATATCAGATGCATGAATGCACACTCCATTATGTAACCCCAAGTGGTCAATCAACCTACCGTCACCAGCACAGGGTTCTACAAAGGTAAATGGTTTTTGTGGTAGATGTGCAACAAGAGGAATAACTGCCGCATATGGTGTTGGATAGAAGTCTCTTGGTATTCTTTCAAAATCACTACGCTTTCCCATTACACCACCAAATGACTAAAGTTCTTTTCTTTCTTAAACTGAACTATGCTTCTAAACTTATCAAACAACATATCTTGTTTATGTGAAATCACAAAGACATTCTGATCATGGAATGTATTCAGAATCTTTAGGAAGTCATCTGTTCCAGCTCCATCCAAAGAACTGTCAAAGATTTCATCCAAAATAAGAAGATTAGTATTCGTTGAGTTTTTCATCTTTGCAACTGCTCTCCATGTAAAGAGTAGTGCCAAGTCAATACGCATCTTCTCACCTTCAGAGAATGATGCATATGAGAACTCATCACGAAAACGAGACTTAATTGTCTCATTGAAGTTTTCGTCAATATTAAAGTTTACAAAGAAGTCCATAGATGATAGATAGGTATTCACCAACTTATTCATAATTGGTAAGTATTGTTTTACAATCTTGGTTTTGATACCACTATCCTGTAGAAGATTACGAGCGACATCAATATAGAATTGATCTTCTTTCAACTTAGACTTTTGTTCATCAATGAGTTTCATCTGTCCTTTTAGTTCAGATAGTTTTGCCTTGTCCTCATCAGATACCGAACCTCTTTCATATGTCTCAATATCCTTTTGTAACTTGGCATTAAACTTTTCCATCTCTGAAATAGATGAACGAATCTTTGCAATTTCTACATCGTTCTGTCGTATCTTTTCTAAGTCTACTAATATTGATTGGAGTCTGTCTTGTTCTTCTGATTCCATTCTTTGTAAATCTGCGATACCGTTTTCAATGTCTCTGATTTTTGTTGTGCGAAGTTCTGTCTGCGTCTGCTTTGTTGCAGTCGTAATTGATTGTTCGCAAGTCGGGCATTCATCGTTGTTCTTGAAAAATTCGATTTGACGGTCATGTTCTGCCTTTCTATTTTCTAATGCTGCTTCTGCTTTACTTAGTTTTTTTAGTTTTTGTTCAATCTTTGCGTGTTCTTCTGCATCATAAGACAATGCTTCTTTTTCAGTTTCAAGTTTTTTGATATTTTCGTTTCTTGTAGAAATCGTAGAATTATTATCATTAATTTTCTGTTTGTTTTCATCAATAATAGCAGACTTATTATTTACAACTTCTGCAATAAACTTTTCTTGCATTGCAATCTTTTCTTTGTTCAAATCATACTGATATTCAACATTACGAATCTCTTCATTCAATTCTTTGTT